AGGTGGAGGTTTACCATCAACGTATACCAAGATCAAACTTCCAAATGGAACAATAAAAGAAACCTATGGAGAGCGTTATGGCAGACCAACTGATAATTGAAAATGACGCTCCTCAGAGTGTGGCACAACATGAAGCTGATATGGCATCTAAAGCTGTTATGGCTGAGAACACGATTGACAAAGGTGTTGTTCCTCTGGAGGGTGAGGAGGAGGAAAGCCAAACATTTAGGCCAGAAAAATTTCAGTCAGATGAAGCTTGGCGAAAAAGCTACGATGAACTGGAAAGAAGGTTTCATGGACAAGCCGAAGAACCCCAAGTAGAAGACAGTGACTTAAGTATTCCGGAAGTTCCTGACGCGCCATTTGATATGGGAGCTTTACAACAGGAATATATGGAAACAGGATCTTTAACGGATAAGAGCTACAAGACTCTCGAACAAGCTGGTATCAGTAGAGACTATGCTGATACTTATATAGCTGGTGTGAAAGCTTTAGGAGAACAAATAGGAAACCAAGTGAAGAATTCTGTTGGTGGTAATGAAACCTATGCTAACATGGTGGAATGGGCTCAGGCTAATTATACACCCGAACAAATCCAAGCTTATGATAACGCTGTTAATAGTGGCGACACTCAGTTAGCTATGATTACAGCCAAGGGTTTAAAGGCTGACTATCAGAACGCTACAGGTATATATGGGCAGGAGATTAGCGGTGATGTACCCTCCAGGATGAGTGAGGGACTTGAAGTTTTCAGAAGCAACGCTGAGATCACTGCTGCTATGAAAGATCCAAGATATGAAAGTGATCCAGCTTATAGACAAGATGTACTTGATAGGTTGGAACGCTCAGATGTTTTTAAATCAGGCCATATTTAAAGCCTGCTGGTAGTACGAGCTATAGAGTAATTAAGTGAGTAGATTAAAGACCTACTGCGGTGGATAATCTTTGAGTCGAAAAGTTAGTGAAGAAGTATAGCATTTTGTTAGATACTTTTTTTATTAATTTAAGATTGAAAGGAGACTTGCTATGGGTGTAACTGCAACTACCGCCCCTGTTCAAGTAATGTCTCGCTCTGGTCAAAAGAACAGCACTGGTGATTCCAGTGCGATGTTTCTTAAGGTCTACGCTGGTGAAGTGTTGACCGCTTTTGAACAGGCGAGCGTTACAATGGACAAGCACGTTATCCGTTCTATCAACTCAGGTATATCAGTGCAATTTCCGTTAGTATGGAAAACTGCTTCAACTGAATATGCTTATATTAATAGTTCTGGTAGCACTTCTACCACAGCTAATGAGCTTGATGGTACGGCAATCAATAAGAATGAGAAAGTCATTTCTATTGATGGTCTGCTTTTAGCAGATCACTTTGTCAATAACCTTGACGAAGCTATGAATCACTATGATGTACGTTCTATTTATGCTAAGGAAGCTGGTATTATTCTTGGTACACAATGGGATAAGAACATATTACAACAAGGTTTATTAGGTGCTAGATCCTCTACCCTCGTTACGAGTGGTAATGGTGGTGCGGTACTTACTAACTCCTCTTATGGAACATCCGGATCTACTTTGGGTGGTGGCTTGTTTGATGCTGCTGAAGAATTAGATGAGAAGAATGTTCCTGAAAATGATCGCTATATGTATGTACGTCCTGCTCAGTATTACTTAATGGCAGAAACGACTGACCTAATCAACCGTGATTGGGGTGGACGTGGAGTATATGCAGAAGGTGAAGTTATGAAGGTTGCTGGTATTCACATTGTGAAAACTAATAATCTTCCTATTACTAACATTAGTTCTGCTCAAGTTACTACGCATGACGGCAATTTCTCTACAACGAAGGCTTTGGTTATGCACAAGTCTTCTGTAGCTACCGTTAAGCTTCTTAACTTGGCTGTAGAAACTGAATACGACATTCGACTCCAAGGTTGGTGGATCGTGGCTAAGTATGCTATGGGTCATGGTTTTATCCGTCCTGAAGCGTGTGTTGAATTTAAAACCTCTTAAGGAAAGGATATTATACTATGACTGATATTGCGAATATCCAATCCTTAGCGGTTCCTGCTAATACTGTTACCAATGTAACATTAGTTCAGCCTTATGCTGATAACACTACTATTGGAACATCATTTGAAACAATCTGTAACACCAATGCGGATCAGGTTTTGCCTGTTATTGCTGGTGCAGATATTGATGTAGTATCTTCATCTACCGATGATGATGGTTCTCCTGCTGGAACTGGAGCTAATACTATTAAAGTAACGTACTTAGACGATGACTTTAATCAGGCTACTGAAACCATCACTTTGAATGGTACGACTGAAGTTGAAATGACTGAGCAGAACATTTCCTTTATCCAGAAAGCTGAAATTGCAACTTCTGGTACTGGACTTGCTGCTGCTGGTGCTATCACTATCGCTGATGTAACTGGTGGTGGAGTACACGCTGTCATTGATGCAGGATCTAAAGAGTCAGGAAACTGTACTTGGAAAATTCCTGCTGGTCATACTGGTTATGTTCACGGTTTCTGGTATGATGTAGATGCTGTAGGTGCTGGTCAGGGTACGGCTGAGATTGCGCTTCAAGTGGCTCATGCCGAATCATCTGGTGTAGCTAACTCAGAAAGCTGGCGCACTGTTGCTAAAGTAACAGTAGTAGAGAACGACAATGATGTAGTTGCTGCTACTGGTGGTAACTCTAACAATATGGGTTCATTCTCCTTTCCAGGAAATGTGCCTTTTGTTGTTCCTGCTAAAGCTATGGTAAGACTCGCTGGTAAAGCTCATTCTACTGCTGTAGCTGCTACTTGTGGGTTCAGTATGTCGGTACAAGGTTCTGGTAGTGGTACTACCGTAACCTCAAGTTAACCTTTTGAGGAGTCTAGGGTAACACTTAGGCTCCTCATTTTTTTTTAACGGAGATTTTGAAGAATGACTGATACAAGTAGAACCGTAAGCAACTTAGTTACTAACTTGTTTCAAGACGGTCAAGCTGCTGGTTCTATTACTCCCCAAGACTTGCGAGACTTTATTGAAACAACCCAAGTAAAACAAGGGAGTATGTATGTTTCTTCTCCTGGCAGCACTACAATCAGTGTAGCTGGAACGTATGTAGAAGGAACAGCAGGAACTTGGACTCTTAGTACAGCTCCTACTGCAAATGAGTTTGATGAAAATACCGATGGGAGACTAAGATATACAGGGACTCCTACAATTAACTGTTTATTCTTAGCTTCAGCTTCTCTTGAAATTGATACCTCGGCTGTAGATAAAGAATTTGGATTAGCTATACATAAAAACGGAACACTTATTACAGGCACTAAAATAGTAGGCTTTTGTCCTAGAGTCACAGTTAACTCAGTTAACCTTGTTACTTTTGGATATGCTTCAATGGCTACTAATGATTATGTTTCTATCTTTGTTGCTAATGTAGATAGCACTGATAATTTAACTATTAGAACTGCTCAAGTTATGGGCATGGGGTTAGTTACTTAAAATGTCACATTTTACTACAGTACCTATAACAGAACTAGATGCAGTTAATATACTCTTAGCTGCGGTAGGTGAGGCTGCTGTTTCTAGTTTAGAGACAGCTACCACAGTAGATGTTACTCAAGCTAAAAATCTTATATCCAATATCAACAGAGAGGTCCAGCAAAAAGGATGGCATTTTAATACGGAATGGGATGTTGTATTGTCCTTAGATTCAGACAGCCGTATTCCTCTTGGTACATCCGTATTATCTGTTTATTCTCCTACTAAACTTACAACAATCAGGGGAAGGGAAGGATCTCCTTTTCTTTATGATTTAGACAATAATACTTTTATTTGGACAACTTCTATTAATGATGCTGTTACTATTACCTTGTTGGATTTTGAAGACATTCCACAAACTGCAAGGCAGTATATAACTACAAAGGCAGCGCGAGTATTTCAAGAAGAAATTATAGGACAAGTCTCAGCAGAGACAGTTAATCGACAAGAAGAAGCCGAAGCTTATGCTGATTTACTGGATGATGAAGGAGAGAGATCTGGATTCAATATAGGCTATGGCACTACAGATATGTATAACACTACCAAATTATACAGGAAGCTATGGTAAATGCCTCTTATTACAGAGCAAATAAGTAACTTAATCAATGGGGTTTCGCAACAACCTCCTGCATTACGATTGGCTTCTCAATCGACTACACAAGAGAATGGGTTAGTTACTATAGCTGAGGGGCTTAAAAAAAGACCTCCGTTAGAATATATAGCAAAGTTAAGTAATAAAACTGATACAGATGCAAATATTCATTTCATTAACAGGGATGAAAATGAGAGATATATAGTACATCTGACCTCAGAACAGTTTAGTTCTGATTTTAGTTCCGATTTTTCCGGAGCTGAAATGGAAGTATGGGATCTAGATGGTGTTTCTAAGAGTGTCTCAGGAGCTACAGGAGATGTATTAACCTACATAACTACCGCGAATACACGAGATAATCTTAAGTTATTCACCGTAGCTGATTATACCTTTCTATTAAATAAAACTGTTACAACGGCTAAGTCATCTACTACAAGTTCTGATAGAGACCCTGAAGGTATAGTATTTATCAAACAAGCTACGGCTACTACAGATTTCTTAGTTTATGTAGATGGTACACTCAGGTCTACAATCAATGGTGATGCTGATGCTGCTACTCAATTAAATGATTGTTATACTGAATTAACAACTAATATTGGATCAACCTTTGATATTACCAAGTTTGGTAGTAGTAATGTTCACTTAACTAAAAAAGATGGAAGTGATTTTACACTTCATGTTCAAGCTCCAGAATTAAACTGTATTGCTATTAAGGACAATGTTGTAGATTTTACGGATCTTCCTGCTAGAACTAAAGATGGCTTTATTATTAAGATTACAGGAGATCCTAGTTCTAGTACTGATGATTACTGGATTAAACACAATAACCAAGCTGATGAAGATGTAGGTGAATGGATAGAAACTGTCGAGCCAGGATTAGCTAACAGTTTAGATGCCAGTACCATGCCTATTCAGTTCATG